AATTAGGGTCAATGGCTACTTGTTTTTGCTCAAAACGAATATAGCTGTCTAGTTTGCCTATTTGCACTTAAACACCTAAATTTATTCTGTATGGCTGTAGTAATGTATAAACGCCCATTGGCAACGAATTAAATGAGATTCTAGTATTGCCTAAAACATCCTCTTGGCGGTTTTCGTAATAATTGCCAACCATTAACAATATTGCTTTTTTAACTGGCGCTGGCGCGGCACTTGCTTTAGTCTGCACGCGCACTTTGACATTGTTTGCTGTTTCCAAGGTTTGAGGCCATGATTTATTGACGCCAAGCAAGCACCAATTAGGCGTTGAATAATCATCTAAGGCATAATTCGTGCTAGAAACAGTTTGCTCAAATCCAGCCGTATCTACATACTTAACGCTGACAATGTTATCAATAACTGGCGTTGGCAATTCAATATCGGCACAAGGGAAGTCATCTAAAGCCAACTCTAGCGTCTTTTGTGCAAAAGAGCGCCCCGTGTATTGCTCGCACCATTCTCTTGCGGCTACGCCAAGCGAGGCAAGCTCAACATCATCGGGATGTGAGCCACCAAAAGCAACAAGTCGGCATTGTTGACGCAACTCTGCCAAAGTAACAGGCTCTACCGTTGCATCTGTAATGATTTTAAAGTTCATGTTACCTTCTTGATTTTTGCCTGTTAGATGGTCTAGCTAGATAGTTGTCTTGTATTCTGTATCTGTCTTGCAAGTTGTTGTATACTCCGCCGCGCTGACCTTGTGTAGCCGCATTAGGGTTTTGCCAAGTTAAACTAGCATTTTTACCGCTTACAGAATAAGAGCCAGTTTCAGCAGTTATTTTTTTAGATTTAAGCAGCGAAACATTTTTGCCGCTTATGTTGTAATTGCCAGTTAAGCAGGTTAGCGTGTAAACAACCGTTGCAGGCGTGTAGACTAAATTGGCATTGTTGCCACTTAGTGAATATGCCCCTGCTTGTGCAATCAGCCGCTTGCTTTTTAACAACAAGCTAGCTATGCCGCTAATATTGTAATTGCCGCTTTGTGCCGCAATAACTTTGCTTTTTAGTATTGTGGCGCTATTGCCAGTAAGCCCGTAAGTGCCGCTTACCGCAGAAACCAATTTACTTTTTAATATGCTTGCATTTGTGCCAGCTAAAACATAGCTACCACTTTGCGCTAAAACTAGCTTGCTTTTGCGTAATAGTGTTATAACGCCTGTTAAGGAATAATTGCCAGTTTGCGCTGTGATTAATTTGCTTTTTAAAACTGCTGCCGATTGACCAGTGACGCTATAATTGCCAGATTGGGCAGTTACCAGCTTACTTTTTAGTACACTTGCCGCAGTTCCGCTAAGATTATAAGTGCCAGTTAAGCAGGTTAGCGTGTAAACTGCCGCGCCACCTGACCATGTTAAATTAGCACTATACCCAACCGTACTATAGTTGCCAGTTAAAGCAGTGATTAACTTACTTTTGAATATGCCTGTAGCGTTACCCGTTACAGCGTAATTGCCAGTTTGGGCAGTTAATACTTTACTTTTTAAAACTGTCGCCGCGTTGCCAGTTACCGCATAATTGCCACTTTGTGCTGCGATTACTTTACTTTTTAATAACGCCGCATTTTGACCGTTTAACGCATAAGCGCCAGTTTGCGCTGTGATTAATTTTGATTTATTAATGCTAGCCGCATTGCCGCTTGTGCTGTATGTGCCACTTTGTGCTGTAACTAATTTGCTTTTTAGCAATGCGCTTACATTGCCACTAAGTGAATAACTGCCAGTTAAGCAAGTTAAAGTGTAAACAGTTGCGCCAGCATCCTCAACACTTAACCAAACGGCGCGAAGGTTTATAGCGCGAAGCTCTGCAACACCAATGGCGTTGTTACGAATCTCAACTAATAGCGTCTGCCCTGCGCTACCCGCGTTAAAGCTTAAATCAAAGTAGCCATCAGTATCAGAAGCGATGCCAGCTAGATTAACTGTAACTGGGCTAGCAGAGCCGTCTGATAGTGTAAACGTGCCACTAAAACGGCTTGCGCCTGCTGTGTTTGAAAATCGCCCAATGTAAATGCGAGCTTTTCTAACACTTGTGCCGACGGCTAGCGTAACACTCATGCCACCGTTATCGGTGTCGCTAAAGTTTTGCTGCCTAAAGCCAGCCGCATTACTGCCACTTGCAGTAGGCGTGCCGTCACTTGTCCAGCTTGCGACTGTGCCTTGCGTAGCGCCGCCATCAAAGCGTAAATCAGGTGAGCCGATAACGCTATAATCACTAATCAGCGTAGCACTGGCTTTTTGTTCTTGCGTGCTTGCGCCCGTAAACACTTTCCAGTCAGCAACCGCTAGGCCGCCGACTGTTTGCGTGCTTACGTTATACGCCGCCGAGCTATTTGTGTAGCTTGCTGTTAGCGTTCCGCTAACTGGCGGAGTGACTAATGCGAGTAGTAAACTCATCTACTACCCTTTCGTAGCTAGTCTATATTTGAATAACCTTTTAACAATCCTACTCCCAACCGTACACAAAAGTAACAACGTGTGCCACCGTTCCTGTTGTGCCAGCCGTGCCAACGTGCTTAGTAACAAGCTGTACAAATTCGCCAGCGTTGACAAATACAGGCGCGTCGCCTAAATCAACGAAAGAGCCGCCCGCTTGTGCAACCATTGTGCTTACCGCTTGTGCCGCAGTAACGACTTGCGTAAACGCAGATAATGCAATCCTGCGAGGGGCTTTAGCTGTTGCGGCTTCTGCTGTTGCTAGTGAAACGTTAGTATGTCCAAAAGCTAATGAGTACTGTGAAATGTAAGGCCCGCCAACAATCACAGTTTGCACATAAGATGTTAATCCAATGCCGCGAATAACTAATCTTCGCGCTGGAACGTTTACAGTGCCGACTGGCACTTGATAGCTTTGGATAATGCCGTCAGTATTTACTGCTAGCGATACGGTTTCCCAAAATTGACCGCCCAAGCCCGAACCTAATGCGGCTGTGGTATTGGTAGGCACTGCCGCTGTAGGGTTTGCGGAGTTGGCATAGTTGGCTAATGAACCCATTGTGCCGCCTGATAAACCTTGATAGCTACCAAAAATACGATTGCCTTGCGTTGACACTGTAGAGCTTAAGTTAGAGCCACCAACCCGAACATTATATGCGCCAAGTGTAGCTTGTAAAATGCCACCAGCCGCGCCGCCAGTAATGCGGTGCTTAAGAAAGAACGGCACGCCAGACGCCATGTTCATACGACCCTGCGCTACAGGCAATGGAATAGCCCCAAGCTTCACTGCGCCAGAGCCGTCATTTACCCAAAATTCAGCAATGACGCCGCCAATATAAACAATAAATTGATAGCGTTTAGCATTGGTATAAACCCATGTGCCAGTTCCGCCTGATAATGGAAATACGCCTGTTGACGTTTCTGCGCCATTGAATGATGCAATGCCTTGCAAGCCGTTAGAGGCTAATCTAAAGAATACGCCATCTGTCGGCGCTGTAGTTGATGTGCCAATCAACCCGAAGCCCCACTCAACAAAGCTATTTGTTTGTGGCTGTGCTGAAAAACCTAACTCGCAATCGCCCGATAGTGTTTGTGTGCCAGTTGTAGGGAATGTGGCGTATGTTGAAAACATCGTGCCAGTTGTTGTAGTGGTGATGCTTGTTGCATTTGTTGTAAGCTGTCCAGCAGTCCATGAATTAGTCATGGTAGTGGTTGTGTATGAGTGCTTGCCAGTGTTTTGGCCACTGCTATAGTTAAATGTTTCTTCATCAAGCACTAAGTCTTGACTAATCCGCATACGGTAATCGGCATCAATTTCAGGCGAGGCTAATTTTACTGCGCCAGTCAATAAGCCTTGGTCATTTTCGCCAAACATACGAACGCCACCAACATTGGCAGGGTTTGTGCTTGCATCATTTTCAGTGATAACTTTTAACTGGTTTGTGCCTGCGACTTCTGCCACATTGCCGCTAACATTACCTTCAATTCTTAATCCTGCCATGTTAATTCCTTATGTTGATATGACGTAACGGCATTTAACATCGCCAGTTAATCTTAGTTGTGTAGCAGCTTGAGCGGTAAAGCTAACGCCATTACTGATAGAAATAGGCGATGCGCTCCACCCGCCGAGCGGAATGATTGCGTGTTCATAAGCGTTATGGTCTCCAGTGCTATCAGTTCCCATGAGAAAAATCTCTATGCGCGATGCTGTGGCAGCGTTTGTATCAGGCACGGTAGTTGTGGCAGTATTAGTGCCAGCACCAGTGCCAAAATCAAACGTAACAATTCCTTCAGTTACTGGCATGATTAAGAAGCCGTGTAAACGCCAGCCGCTTGGTCTAAATCAACCACGAATGTTTCACCAGCCGCTACCACTTGGGCAGAGCCATAATCATAGTAAGAAATAACCTGCGCGAGCGTTACGTTGTACAAATGTGCGTACCTAGCCGTAAAGCCGCCGCCAGTGCCTGTCCAAGTTGCAGGGTCTGTTAGTACCAGCTTAAAAACGCCAGCAGTGGATGCCGAGGTAGTTACAGTTACCGCATTGCCGCCCGCCGTGTAGCCGCCACCAGTCGAAAGCTCGGTAACAGAGGCCGCATTGGTTGCTGTAGCCACGTTAGGCGCTGTGTTTGATAAGATAACGGCATAGGAATCTGTACCAGCGTTACCCGCTTCTAGCATTTTTTCTATGGCTAGTTCATATTTAACATAAGCTGCTGAAGGCATATCTTTTCCTTTTGTTGATTAGTTCCAATAAAAAAGCCACCTCGTTAAAAGTGGCTTTATTGTGAAACTTAGCTTTAATTAAGTAGCAGAGTTTGCGTAATGTTTCACTGAAGCGCCTGAAACATCAATCAAGTTACCGCCACTACGTTGCATTGCCAAGAAACCAACTTGACCATTACGGGTAAAGGCTGAATCTGTCATGCGGAATAACGTTAAGTCCATTACATCACGGATTACATATTTGCTAAAGTCACCAAACAAGATTGATTTAGCATTGGCTGCCATAACCGCTACGTCTTGGTTGATATAAACAGGGCGACCTAATAAGCGGTCAGGTGCGCCGCCAGGATTGCCTTGCTCGTAGCCAGGAACAAAAATTGGGCGACCTTGTGAATCTTTGATTAAACGAATAACCGCTAAAGACGCATCATTCATCATGTAGCCAACACCAGCAGCATTACGATAAGCAGGGTCAACAGAATGCTCTAAGCGAACCAAGTCATCATAGATAACTGTAAGCGTTTGACCAGTAGTACCAACACGACCTTGAGATGAGCCAGTTACAACGCCGCGAGGCTGACCTGTACCCGTACCAACCGTAAAGTGTGTATTTTGAATGCGGCCTAAACGAATAGCTAACAAGCCTTGTACATACGCTTCAATATCAATAAAGCTGTCTTGCAACAATTCAAATGGCAAAGCAATATCATTTGAGCTGTATTTATAAACATCTAAAGCCACGTTGCCAAAAGTCGTATCAACACGAGCTGTTGTTGCATTTTGGCCTAAGATAGCGCCAACCTCACCAGTTGCATCTGCTGTAGGGAATTGCATTGGAGCGCCGCTAGCAGTTTTGATTGTTTTAGCAACTGCACGCATCCCGCCAAAAGCTTTTAATGCTTCTTCTAGCGACTTCATGTATTCAGTTGCTACAGTAAAGCCGCCTTCAGAGTTGGTTGTTGTTGACATCGCGTTGCGAATATCAATTGTTTGACGAGCCGCCACTAAGCTACGCTGATTATCGTTCAGCGCATTCATGCCACCTTTTGCAAAAGCACGGAATGCGTCTGATTCCTCTTTGGTAGATTTTTGAGCTGACGGGGCTTTAGTCACATCATTTAAAAGCTTAGTTT